TCCACTCCATTAGCTTCTGAGTATGCAGAGATCTGTGCTATATAACCAAAGGGATCATCACTAACTAAGTCTCCTTTATCAAACTTCTCATATCCTCTAGGAGAAGTAGACTTACAATCAACTAACACTCCATCAATCACACAATCCTGATGACCTTTAACTCCTTGAATATCCAATTCTTTCTGAGTATCGGTAACAGTATGACCAGCTAATCTTGACAGAGCTATAAGTAATTCTTCTAAGATATATCCGTATAGAAACTTTATTCTCGTAGGAGAAGTAATAGCTTCAGACTTACCATTCAGATTAACATCATACCATATCTGTCTGTCAGGTCTGCCTATAGCTGATAGTCTAAGATTACTTCTACCTTCATTTCTATTATCTAATAGTGCAGCTTTAAGATGAGTTTTAATATTATCTCCGAACTCTTCTATAACTGTATCGTCTATATCATTTTCAATATCGTTGAAAAGATTATAGATATCTTCTACTAATGTATCTATTGATTTCATATAGAAATAGGGGAGAGACTTTCATCTCCCCCCTCTCCTAAGTTAGAAGTTAGGTAGCAAAGGGAATGTCTTCATCCCCTTCACCACTGACAAAACCACCATCGACTACATCAAAAGCCTCGTCAGCTTCTGTATTATAAGGAATAAGATTAGTAACTTGAACTGCCCTCAAGTCAGCACCTACTCCAGCTCTTCCCTTAAATTCCCAATCGTAGGTTGTGTAGTGTACATTAACCTCCGATCCATTACCAATAAGGGTTTGGGTCATGGTTCTCTTCTGACCATCTACCAAGTCAGGAGCACGATTTAGGGAACCATCTTTCCTACGAACCTTCCGTTTAACAGTGACAAAATCTCCACGATCATCACCTTTATTCTTAACAGTAAGGCCATCCTTCTTAATAACATCCAAGTTCTTCTTATCAAGATTGCACACATCAATAGACCACACTCCATCTGGATCAAATGTGGTGTTAGGATTAGTGATAGCAGCCCAATAAGCAATTCCTGAAATTACTGACATATTTTTATAACTCCTTTATCAATGTTTAAAAAATGAAGTGTACCATAATTATAATCTTTGTCAAGCATTAATGTGTCATGGCCCAAGTTTCCCCGTTTTGCCATGTACTATCTAAAGGACACCTCAGATTTAGATTACGTTCCGTATCTTTGATTGCCTCTCTAGTGATAGTTCCGAATCGTTGCAAGTCTTTCTTTGCAACTTCAAACTGGTATTCATCATGAATAGATGCCACTAACTTTGCATCTACTCCTGTACTATTTATTCTTTGTATCATATTAACTAACCAATCTTTACAGATTGTTGCACCAGCTCCTTGAATTAAAGTATTAAGTGCGGCATGAGGACTACGAATTAAAAGTGTACGTCCATCCATACCTTTTATTCTACCACCTTCTGCTGCTTTTAATACTTGTTTACGTATCCTATTTAGGGCTGGCATATTACGTAAGAACCTATCAATCAATTCTTGTCCTTGTTGTTTGTTTACTCCTACAATAGAACCAATCTTTGCAGCACCAGCTCCATATAAGAAAGCATATATAAAAGTCTTTGCCTGATCTCTATCAGTTAGACCAGCCATCTTCATGTTAGCTGTATGTACATCACCGTGTAAGACTTCGTTAGTATAATCTTTATCGTTCATAAGATGAGCTACAACACGTAACTCAAGTCCAGCAGCATCTGTCCCTACTAGTGTGTGAGTATGAGGATTTGAAACTGTCCAACAATCTCTACATTCTTTACCAAACGGACTACGTACTGCTGGTACTTGAGCCATGTTAGGGTTATGGTGAGCCATTCTACCAGTAACAGTTTTCAATGTAAGCACTCTTCCATGCACCCTACCTGTAGTGTCATCACAACAATTTATCCATGACTGTATCTGAGCTATTCGTTTTTGTAATAAGAAAAACCTAGAAAATTGTTTAGCTTCTTCCATATTAATCTTATCAAGGATAGCTTCACTAACAATTACATTACCTTTATCTGTATATTGTTTAGGCTTCCAACCCCGATCCATTAATCTACTGGCTATCTGTTGTCGGGAGCCTATATTAAATGGTATATATTTTGTTTTAGTTTTTAACTCTACAACAGTTGGCTCGAACTCTTTCTTAGACCAGCTCTCCAAACCATTAGCTTCATCAGTTAGTCTAGCTAATAATCCAATAGCTTTCTCCATGTTTAAAGTAAATCCATTTCGTTCTTGTTGATCTATGATAGCTCTAACTTTATGTTCAAGTTTAATGGAGTAAGAAGAAAAGTTTCCTTTCTCTTTACTAAGTTGTTTGTATAAAGTTTCAGTAACATCTACATCGTTCTTACAATACTCTAACATATCTTCTGTATAGGTTGAGAAGTCTTCCTGTTCTCCTTTAGGATGTCCTAACCTCTGACCCCAAGCAGATAGACTATGCCCACCATCTCTAGTAGGATTGAAGAGCTGAGATAATATAAGAGTATCAATGACTTGACTCAGTTTAATATCAGCATCTAATAGTTTATTTAAAACAGGAGCATCAAACGATACTCCATTATGCATAATAAAATTATTTACATTCGATGCCCAAGGTTTAAATGTTTCAAGATTAGTATGATCCCATACTTTTACTTTAGATGTGTTAAGATCTTTAGCTACAATACAATGTATCTTGGAAGGATTAAGACTATCTGTTTCAATATCTAGAGTTACATTTTTCATATACCAAAACTTTCTCCACATCCACATTGAGATGTAGCATTAGGATTTTTAAATACAATATAGTTACCATTAATACCTGTTGAAAAATCTATAGTTGTATTTATTAATAACATCGTTGCTTCCTTTTTAATATATAGCTTCCCTTCTTTAAGTGGAATTATATCATGCTGATCTGGTATGTCAAACAAAACTTCCCATTGATATGTAAAGCCAGCACAACCACCACCCTTAACACCAAGCTCAATGCCTATTGCATTCTCTGATTTAACTATACCTGACAGATGATGGTCAGCTTGATTCGTTATTGATACTAACACGTTTACTCCTTATAAAGTTATACAGACAGAAAACGTAAGCTGTAATTAAAGAACATAGCCACATTGAAAAGCCGTTGCTGTAAGGTAATTCCTCTATGTAATGCTTTACGATCAAGACGGTAAGCATCATAACCAGCCACGATAATATAGGTATAAAGACCAAGAGGGGAATCCATTTAACTAGGGTACTTCCTATTGATAAGAGCATCTTTGTCATAACCTTTTACTTTCTCCTTTAGTACTGGACTTGACATTACCTTCACTAACTTTGCATCAGCTACTTTAATGTGAAAGAATAATTCATTGGCACTTCTTCTATTATCCACTGGTTTAATCTCACACTTGTTAACCATTGCACCATCCATAAACCATGCCTGATCTAAGTGCTTGTTAAATACAACAAAAGTTAAACTGCCAAGAGATCCTTCTCTTGCCCATCTATCTACTAACCTTCGTTTCCTGTATGGAATACGTATCTCCTTCCAAGACTCAGGCCAATGATCATGCCAACCTGTCTTCACTTCTGTTTCAAAGTAACATTCAACATTATCTTTATCTTTACAGACAACATCTACTCCATATGTTTCTTTAGTATTAATATCCTTATAACCTTCAGATATTAACCAATAACTCATAACCTCTTTAGCTAACGAATCGTATTGATTATATAAATTCTTATCAAATTTACTTGGCATTAATTATCTCCAGCATCGAAAGGACTATCAATCTCTGACATTCTTCCCGTGTCTTTGTTATAAAATAAATATGTAGCTACACCAGTATCTCCTGTATACCTGTTCTTCAAGATACGTACTGTTGTAGTGTTAGATAGTATAGGATCATCATCCTGTTGGTTTCTTTCCAAGGCTATCACCCCGTCTGACAGGTGGCCGATACTGGCTGACCCTCTGAGGTGTGAAAGTGTCACCTCTTTGCCGTCCTCATGTCCTCTGTCACCAGCAGGTCTACGTAGGTGTGATACAAGTAGTAAACATATACCTGTTTGTTCAACAAGAGATCTTAACTTGGTCATCAATATGTCGATGGACTTACGTTCATCTGTATCCTCTTGACCTGACACTAGGATACTTAGATGGTCAAGGCATATCCACTTGCAATCTAATGCTTGTGCCATGTACCTAACTCTAGCTAGTATCTCATCGTTATCCACTGATCCAAAGTGATCGAATGCAAAGAACCTACCAGAGTTAATAGTCTCTTCTTGAAATTGTTTCAATTGTTCAGGAGTAAATCCTTCTCTAACTTCCTTAATATATAAACGAGCATCAGCTTCCACTGACATTATATTCCATGCAGTATTCTTAATGCTTTCTTCAAGAGCTAACACTCCAATGTTATCTTCTGTATTACGTAAGAAGTGATGCATTAGTTCTCGTATAATACTAGACTTACCCATACCTGAACCAGAACAGAATGTAATTAGTTCTCCTGTTCTCATACCATAAGTCTTCTCATTCATCTTAGGCCAAGGATATAAACAAGTCTCACAATAATCTTCTTCAAATAATTTATCACCTAAGTCTTTAAGATTAATAATACCAGCAGGTGTAAATGGTTTAGCATTCCACCATGCTTGGGTGAATGGTTCACGTTGATTCATCTTTAAGTATTCATTAGCATCCTTATGATCCATACTCATAATCTTACATTTGTTAGGAGCAAACAACTGTGCTACTTTTTGTGCAGCTTCTTGTCCTTGCTGATCCATGTCAAAGCATATGATTATGTTGTCATATTTATCAAGGTAATCAAAGGCTTCCTTACAATCTCTCAATGCTCCTGCCGCACCTGTCTTAATAGAAACTGAAGGCCACTTCGATCCCATCAATTCATATGCTGACATGGCATCTACTTCACCTTCACATATAGTTATATACTTAGCCTTCTGATTAAATATATTCTGACCAAAGAGTACAGCATCAGTCATCTCTCCTTCGACCCACATACGTTTATCTTTAGTCTGTCGTACCTTGTTACCTATATGATCTCCTTTATCATTATAGTATTGGTACACATGATGGGTAGTTATATTACCAGCACGTTTAACTTTAGTATTAAACTTCTTAGCAGTCTCCATAGAGATACCTCGTTCATGTATCTCTCCCCATTCACCTGTTGTTGCCATACGATTTACCTTTACCTTTGGTATTGATACTATATTTTCAGTGTTACTTCCAAACCTAGTCTTACATGAGAAGCAATAAGAATATCCTCTAGCATGTGTTACATTAGCATCACTTGATCCACACTTAGGACATGGCCCCCTATCTAACCATCTCTCTTGTTGCATTATACCCCCGGACCCGGCCAAGTGCCGTCATATATTTCTTTCATACGTTCACTCATCTCCTCTTCTATTTTATGTTTCATAAGTTCTCTCCATGAGACAGGATATAACTTATTCATATGATATGATATCCATTCTGCTACCCATCTTGTTTCTTCTTGGGCATCTGGACTTAGCCTAAGATTGCATACTCTAGCAAATGCATAGAGACTACCACTCCAGTACCATTCAGTATACAATGATTGTGGCAGTACAGTTCGAGCTTGTTCAGGACAGACACCTGCTCTTAACATATCTTCATATGTTTTCTGACACAGTTCAATAGCTTGATTATACTTCTCCTGTACCCATTGATTACCATGTACTTCATTGTCTGTTGAACCTTGCTTTTTATCTTCAGCTTTCTCTCTCCACTTAGAGGGATACCAAAACTCAGGTGGCTTGTCAATATATCTTCTACTTATTTCATTCCAAGCCAAGCCCACTTGATGCTTGACTAACTGACGAGCTACAAAGATTGGTGCTCTAATACGAAACACTACATAACAATGAGAGAAAGGTGACCAGTGATTATGCTTGGCAAGATAAGCTATCAACCTTTCGTCTGGTTCGTTCATAACATTTATTTGTTTACCAAAGGATACTCTTGCTGCATTAACTACTGTAATATCAGTACCTAAATGATCCTCTAGATTAACCCATCCATTCTCATTCATATAAAAAACTCCTTGGAAAACACCATCGTTTTTGTATGGCACACTTGGGTACAGTAATTAATCCACCATACTGTGCTTCACATTCTTTATCATAGTTATTAACTGAACCAGCTAATGTAAGATATAAATCATCTTCATTAACTAAGATACCACATGACTTAATTCTCATGGGGGTTAACTCTTTAACTTCTTCTTCAGACTTCCAATCTGCATCATCGTATTCTGAAGAGTCAATCCATTCAATACAAGTTACGTTTTCATTCATCAGCATCCTCCCATATATCATTCATATAATTATCAATGAATGTTTCTTTATCAGACATGATATCATCAGTATCTTGTTTAGCCATTCGTTTTGATTCCTTTAGATCGTAACCCTCATCTTGATATTGTTTAGTTACTTCTCTAAAGATACGTTGCCTTTCTTTTTGTAGAAAACTTTTCATTCTATAATCCTAAATCGTATTGCTCATCAGGATGCATAGAATTAATTCTTTCCCAAATTTCTTTTTGATTACTACCATATATTTTAATCCACTCAGGTAGTGTTAGAAATGTAGCAGCATCTTCCATTTCTATTAGCCAGTTCTTTACCTTACCCATTAGTTTATTCCTTTCGTTTCTCTTATCTATTTGAGCTAGACTTTCTTTTAATATCTCTTGAATCAATTCAGCATGAACTTTATCATACATCCATTCCATATGTCCACCATACTTTTCAAGAAAATTAGCACGACTTAATTCTTTAGCATCTTCATACATCATTTTCTGTTTTGTCTATAGGATATTCAAACTCTTTATGTCCCTCTTCTAAATACTCAGGTGGTTCTTCCATCATAGCCCATCCTGACATACCTTTACCTGAGAAGTATTCGTTGTAATGTTCTCTCTTCTTTTGACTATGGATTTCATCTTGTAACTTTTTAATCCTTGCATAAGCACGTTGCAGTTGGTCTTGTAACTCTTTGACATTTCTTCTCAACTCTTTTTCTATATCCATGCCATCACCTGTTGCCTTTCTAAAATTATTTAGATACATAAGTGCTTGATCTTCCTCAATAAATTCCTTCAACACTAAAGGCGATCCAGCTAGATCATTAATGTATACTTGCCAACCAATACCATTGGTCGGTCCTTGATGTATGTATCTTATCTGTCTAATATATGCTTGCATAAAATAGGTGCTCACCAATTGATCCTATATAAAGCAGCTCATTGGCCCAGTAAGGTTGAACGTGTCTACTATGATAGTGTGTGGAACTATGTGTATCCTCTACGATAGCTCCCTCTAAAGCTAGAGTTGCAATCTGCATTACACTAGATAGAGAATCCTTTTCATACATAACCTCAGTCTTACCATCACAATAGTAAGAGAAGGAACACTTATGCAATCTAGGATAATACTTCCATTCATGTACCACCCCACATATTGTATTGGGATGATCCTCATGTCTTACTCTTTCTAATATAACATTAGCTACAGCTAACTGTCCTATATTAGATTCTGATCTAGCCTCAAAGTAAATAGCTTCCACCAAACAATGATACTCTGCATCATCTTCTGCTTGTGAAGTGGAAGGAAACAAAAGAACAAATAATAAAATTGATAATAATATTTTATACATTAATGCACCCTATTTATTTCTATGTTATCGTCAAGCATAAACAAATCAACTGGAACTCCATAGTCATTACAAAGTTCATCCATATACTTCATAGCTTCTGCCTTTGTCTTAAAAAGTATAGGACTACCATTGTCCTCACTTAAAACATCGGGCATTAAATCATCTGGTTCAGTCTTAGTAATTATAAACATGAATGCACTAATGCTCCAACCTCATAAGATACATATGTTCCAAGACAAATCCCAAACAAGCAAATAGCTAAACCAAAGAAAGCAGCTTCACTTTTCCTCATCTCATTGCTTCTCCTTATAATGTATGTCACTTATACTTTTAATATTAACTGTATTATCCTTAACCATTTCATGTTTATGTAAAAGAAGTTTATCTAAACGTCTAAAATAATCTGTTCTTGAATCAGGATCATCGTTATACATATATAAACTATCCTTATATATAGCACTCCATATCCCTTTGAATGTGTTAGGCTTTCTCATAAAACGGATAGTACCTCTTGGAATATACTCGTAGTCACGATTAAAAGCAACTAAAATATATCCATCCGAATCCTGATTGATTACTGTCTTCCAGTGTACCATCTTTGTATTGTCATCCATGAATATTATCTCAGATTTTTTAGCTAGTTTGAAACAGTAAGGGAACATAGTTCTAAGGGCAGGTCTATAGTGCCTCATAATCTTTATCCTTTATTTTCTTTCTATTATATACAACCTTACTAGTAACAACTCTCTTTCTCCACATAGGATCAGAGAGTTGCTTCGCCAATGGATTATTCTTTCGTTTACCGACAACTCTCTGATCTTTCATAGTCCTATTCCTTA